GCGCTCCTTCTGATACTGCGTCGTCACACGAGAGATGCGGCTGTTATCGGAAGCGGCGGAAAGCCACGGCTGATTGCCGATGGCATAGTCCGCAGCGAAAGCGCTGCGGTCATAGCGAGCAAGACGATCAATGATGTCCTGCCCAATCGCATACGGCAGATCGTTGATTACAGCCTTGTTCTCAGCCACCTAGCACGCCCACTTCCGTCGAGCCTTCCGCAAACGAGAGTTCGGATCTTTCGCAGCGGCAGGAAACTTCTTCATCTGCCCCGCACTACGGGCACAGAAAGAACGCTTACGCGGACCACCGCCCGGTTGCGGTGGCTTCAAGTTCATGCCCTGCCTCTTGGCAGAGGCGCGACCCTTAGCGTTCAATCCACCCTCAGGGTCTTTCCCCTCCGAGCGAGTCCACGCAGCAGTCTTGTACCTCTTCTTAGTAGCCACGAAGTTGTTCCCACCACAACTTCTTCAACTTCCGATCCTTTGTCAGGATCGGCAGCGGAAAGACTCGTTCGTCCTTCTTCGCCTTCGATGTGAACGAGATGTGAATGTGCTGGTAGTGACCCCAGTTACCCTTACGCCACTTCCACCAAGTAGCCCGGTACGTTCCGCTACTCAAGCGTCCTTCGTAGACGACGTACTTGATCCGGTCTGCACCTGGGAGATCACTCGCTGCATAAAGACGAAGTTGATTAGCCAACTGCCGAGCAGTCCGACCGTTACGCCAAGGACCGCGCTTACCCATATTCTCATCAATATCGAGCGCATGAACCCAACCATCCTTGTCAGGATTGTGATCTGACTTCCGAGCGGAATGGGCAGCATCACCAACCCACCCATCAGAACGACGATCCCGGCCAGGCCAGCGGAGATCAGTCTGCTTACGCAGAGTCACACCAGCGGGGACCAACTTAGCCATCTACGACATCCCCGTCCCATACGACCGAAGGTGTATTCGCAGGTCCGAACGGTGCAGAGGCGAGGCTTGTAAGAAAACTCGCAATCGCGGCAACCGCCGCCACTCCACCGACCGTCGCCCAATCAACGTCCGCAACTCCTGTTTCTCCCACTACAAAAAACGCAAGCCCCGCTTGCGCTGCCGTCTTGATCGCTCGTTCTGATGCCCCGCGCCAGAAGCCAATAGTCCACATCACTTGTCGTCCTCCAAATGCCACACGATGTGGCCGTCGATCTTCTTCTCTATCCGGTCAACCGCGTCACGCAGGCTCGATCCACCGTTCGGTTTCATCTCCCGATACATGCGGTTGATGCGAGAATCAATCACGAAGATCAAGGCAGAGATGAGCAGGCCAGCGATTGACAGGACTGCTAGAACCGTCCCGGGGTTATCGAACATTGGTTTCCTTGGGAAATGAGTAAGCCCCCATCAGGGGGCTGTGAGAATGCTTGCGGTTATTCGATTGTGGGACTTACCGGGAAGTCCCTGCTACAAGTCAGATCGGGTATCGAACGATGATGATGCCGGAACCACCACTACCGCCGGGGTAAGTTCCAACAAATGCACCAGCCCCACCACCACCGCCAAGGCCGTCAGTTCCATTGCCACCACTCTGAGTCGTGTGGCTGCCAGTCCCGCCACCGCCAAGTCCACCAGCCTTGGTTCCGGCGAGATTGCGGTTGTCGCCGCCGCCAGCACCACCGCCAGCGTAATAGGTGCTAGACCCGGATAAAGAGTTTGTTAGCCCGTTACCGCCAAGACCCGGAACGTAAGATGACAATGCGTTGCCGCCATTCGCACCAGCCCCGCCACCGCCGCCACCCGATTGTCCCGTGCCGTTTCCACCAGCGTTTCCTTGACCGCTAGTTCCAGCAGCACCGTTTACATAGGTTCCACCGAACGATCCACCACCGCCCGAGCCGCCTACTAAGGGTGGATAAGAAGCAGAAGTCGCACCACCACCACCGCCAAGGGCTGTCGTCAATCCCGTAAAGGTCGTATCTTGACCATTTGCAGGTGCGGCAAGGGCAGCAACTCCCGGTGCACCATCGCCAACATTTGTTGAAAACGACGTTTCACCAGCGTAAGTAAAAGAACCAGTAACCATACCGCCAGCACCACCGCCGCCTACAACCGCACCAGCACCACCGCCGCCGACAAGTAAGTATTCAATCAACTGATTACCGGCTATTGCACCTAACGTTCCGTAGGAAACGGTTGCAGCAGTAAGTAAACTAGAACCCGTAGTGGTAAAGGTGTGAATCTTGTACCCACCACTTTCCTCTGTAGAGTCCCCGCCAATAAATAGAGCGGTCAGTTTGAGATTCGTACTTTTTCCTGACAACAAAGACCTACCAGAAACTCGTAGGACCGACATTACGAAATCTCCGAAACAAACGCTGAGAAAGTAACCGTGTCAGCAGACGACGAAACGCGAATGAACCTCCCCGCATCAAGCGACACACCAAGGGTCAAAGCAGTCGTGTCATTTGCTGGAACAGTAGCGTCGTACACCAACCACTCGCTCGCACCCGGTGTACCAGCCGTCGTATCCAAACCAATCCGGTACGTTGCTGTTGCTGCCGCCGTGTTGCAGATGACGATGGTGCTGATGACAGCCTCCGTCGCAGACGGAGTTTCATACAACGTCGCGTAAGTACCCGTCGATGCGGTTCCCTGCACCTGTGCAGGCTTGTAGGCAATAGCCATTGGTCATGCTCCAATCAAAAAGAACGCAGCGAAGCCTGCGGTTTCCAGTTCTTCCTTCGTGGCATACGTCGCTGCCGCGTCACCAACAATGTCAGCGGTGTCCCGGCTCTTAGTTTCGGGCATCACACTCTCCTAGGCGATAATCAACTTCGATGGGACAAACTCTTGAACTCCCGCATCCGGCCCCTTCGGGTACGGAATGTTGTTCGCTTGCAGGTACTTCTCCAACCGGGCATTAGCCATCCAGCCAGAGAACTCCTGCACAATCCGCCAATGGCGGGTGACGATGTACAACTCGGCGTGCGGCTGCCACGCCGCATACACACCAACAGGGCCAGACATCTCCGTGATGACTTCCCAAATGTCGATTTCATCGACACGCGGTGGACGGGCCTGCGTCCACTCTGTCGGTTCGGGCATGTACTGGAAGATGCTGTCGTAGTTCATCCAGTTCTCATCGAACACTTCACCGTCGCGGTGAAGGTTGATGATCTGTTCGGTTGCTTTCCAGCGAGGCATCAGATCAGGTAGCGAACAATGACAATGCCGGAACCGCCTGCTCCTGCCCCGGCAGTGGTGTATTGCTGCCCTCCCCCGCCAGACCCAGTGTTTGGTGAGCCGTTCTGTCCCGGCGTCGTGCCCGCTGATCCGTTTCCACCAATACCCGATCCACCCGATCCGGCAGTGAAGGTCGGATAGACGCCCCCACCTCCGCCGCCAGCATAAAACGCAGGCGATCCAGAAATTGACGATTGAAGTCCCGCGCCCCCGGCTCCACCGAAAGTGCTTGAACCGTTTCCACCAGCGCTCCCGGCTCCACCTCCACCGCCTCCGCCGTACCCGCTCCCCGCACTACTACCGTTGCCACCCTTGTTTCCCTGACCGGCAGTTCCGGCTCCACCAACGCCTCCGAAATTTCCTCCACCGCCAGAGCCGCCACTTTTCCCTGACGTTGATACGGTATAGTAGTTGGCACTGCCGCCACCTGTGGCGGTAATGCCATTAAATGAACTATCCGCACCATTTGGTGACGAAGAAAAACTTGCCGGACTTGCGCCATTACCGACGACTATTGAGTAGCCTTGTGACAGAACCGTGGAGGAACCCGAAAGCATCCCGCCAGCCCCGCCACCGGCATCTGCGTAGCCATTAGTTCCAAAGACGGAAGCCCCTCCACCACCGACAATAAGATATTCCACTGCACCACCAGCGGAGAACGTCAGAGTCCCTGACGATGCAAAAGTGTGTATTTGGTAGCCACCCGCCGTGGTTATCCCACCACCCGTGGCCAAAGGATTAGATCGACTGGCGTTCATATTGAAGAACGTCGGGTACTTCAACCGCGAAACTGCCATTAGGAAATCTCCAATCCACACACAGAGAAGTTCACCGAAGTAGCAGAAGCCAAAGCAGCCAACACCTGAGTCGCATCAAGCAACTGCTTGAACTCAATAATGATGGAGTCATTACCCGCCACCGTTGCGTCTTTCGCAACATCGACACCATTCATCGTGATCGTGTACGTCGCATCAGTCGAAGCCGTATTCGTCACCACAAACGACGTAACAAGCGTCTGCGTAGCAGCAGGAACCGTGTACAAGGTGGTGCTAGATGTTGCAGCAGCCCCGCGATACAGGACCGTAAATGAGTTTGCCATTCTTTCTCCTTAGAGTCCCAACAGGGCTAGTGCTTCCACAGAA